TTACCGGTGTCGGGGTCCGGCTTCTTGGTCCACCAGCGGTCCTCGATGTATCCCGGCATGACGTGCCTCCAGCTCAGGCGTTTCCATGCTTATGATCTCGCCCTTCCACAGCTGGAACCACTGCCCTCCCGCAAGTATCGCTTCCGTTGCAGAGTTGAGGGCGGCTACTCCTTCGGGTAGGAACAGCCCGTCGTGCAGCTCGTAGGTGATGTGGCCGCGTGTCTCGGTGACGCGTACCGGTGCGTCGACGCTCAGCTCGGCGCGGGTGCGCCTGAATTGGACAGAGAGCATGATCCACCCCCATGCGCAAACCGGGGCGTGGGGGACCCCTGGTGTATTCGAACCAGAAACATACCTCTGGCACATTCGTACACACAACGCATTCGCCTGTGCACGCGGTGAACGCGCGAAAAGGTGCAGGTGAGGCTATTCCTGGGAAGCCTGCTCAGCCGCTTCGACCATGGCTCGCCATTTGCGTCGCTCTGTGGGGTCCATGCCGGATAGGTGGGCGACGATGACGCGGATGTCGTCGTCGTAGCCGGACAGTTCGGTGGCTTCGTAGTCGAGGAACTGCCTGGCGGCAGCTCGCTGTACGACGGCCGGCGGCAGGCGAAGGGCCGCGGCGATGGCCCGGAGCATCGGGCCCCGTGGCGGCGATGTGACTGCTCCGGAGGCCAGCTTTTGCAGGTACGGCTTGGACAACTGGTCGCCGGTCTCTGGGTCGATAGCGCGGTCGGCGAGTCGCTGGTAGCTCTCGCCGGCCTGCTGTGCGTCCCGCACTAGTCGGCTCAGCTCGCCGGGGGCGGGGGTGGTGTCGTCCACCGGGGCTCCTCCTGTGTCTCTCACTATGACCACGCCTGCCACGTAAATCGCAGGTCACGGCGTACAACCATTCTCGCGCGTAGACATTTTGTCTACGCGATCACCCTACCGAAGTGGGCATCTGGCAGAAACTCGCGATCCGGTCGGTCTAACACGTAGACGAAACGGCTCCGAGGGTGCTTCACTGTTCCTGTTCGTAGCCGATCCGTTCCGATGGAGATCCGGTGAGAAGTAGGTACAGCCTGCGCGACCGCGCCCTCTTCCAGTACGTCATGCGCCACCCGGGCCGTGGTGCCCCGTACACAGTTCGATCGCTCGCGCAGGCGGCCGGACTCAGCCACCACAGCCTCATCGGGCACCTGCTCAGTGGGGCACGCGTCGACTGCGACGCGGAGACCGCCCACCGCATAGCGGAGGCGGTTGGCGTCGCCGTCCTGGTCCTTTTCGCGCCCTCGCCGTATCCAAAACAGACCGAACCGGATACGAAGTCCCACCCCCTACGAGAGGAAGAGAACACGTGACCAGCTCACCGCCTCCGGGGCTGCTGTTCATCGAGGACAGTACCGACACGACCGGTCAGCCACTTCCGGGTATCGCATCCCGTCTCGGCATCAAGCCGAGCACCTACCGGAAGTGGCGGATGGCCGGAAAGGGCCCCGACACATTCGTCCTCGGCAAGCGGGTCGTGGCCCGCATCGAAGCCATCGACGCATACATCGCCGATCTGGAACGCACCGCACTTTCACCAAGCCGTGACGCCCGACCCCCCGAGCCCCGACGGCTCGCCCGCGCTGCCTGAGAGCGGCAGTCGGCCCCCGTGTCGGACTCTCACACACCGGCAGCAGGGGCCTCGATCCACACCCACAACCTCTTCAAGAACAGGAGTGGACCGTGTCCACATCATGCCAGAAGCCGCAGCCCGACTCCGAGTGGGAGACGGCCGCGCATCAGCACATCGCCGAGCTGCTGTATCCGACCTACGGGCAGCATGACACGAACCGCAGCCTCGCCATCGCCGACATGGTGATGCCCGCCGTGCGCAAGGCAGTCGACATCTGCGTCACCGCCGAGATCGACCGGCTGCGGAAGCTGAGCGCTTTCCTCATCAAGCAGATCCAGCAGAAGGACGCCCGCACCGGCGAAGCTGACGCCAAGGTGCGCGCCTTCCTCAGCGGCGACGCCGAGGACGCGGTCGCGCCGCGCACCGAGCGGTCCTACTGGGTGGCCATCTGCGCCGCCCTGAACGCCGCGGTGGACGCTGGGATGCCGATCGGGATCGACCTGGACGGCACCCTCACCGACCACACCGCCTGGTCCGTGGTCTGGAACCCGGAGCGGAAGCGCTGGGCCGTCGCCGACTACGACGACGAGGGCGGTGCGCGATGACGACACCCACCCCGTTCGAGCCGGACGAGTTCGACCGCATCACCGCGAAGCTGCCGCACCTGTCGGCGTGGCAGGCCGCCTGGAACCAGGCCGCCGACGACTTGGCCGACACGTCGATCGTCGAGATCTACCCGGAGGACATCGGCCGGCTCGCTTTCGAGCTGCTGCCCGAGCACGAGCGCGACGAAGCACTCGGGGCCCTCTTCTACTGCTGGTGGGCCGCAATGCACAACGACCGCGAACAGCTCGCGCACACCGACAGGGGGGAGCAGTGATGGCCCTCACGCCCCCCGCGCCCGAGGACGACTGTCTGCGATTCCGCGATCAGCTGCTCCGCGACGAGAGCGGGCGGCTGGCCGAGCAGCGGCACCACCTCGACGCGCAGGACGCTGCCTTCGCCGCGCTCGCGATCGCGCACCCCGATCGCTGCCACACCGCCGACGACTACCCCGACTGGACCCCGCCGCTGCCCGTCTTCATCCCGGGCGAGTACGACGTGGACGGCCGCTACGGCGGAGTCCTGGCCGCCGGGATCTGCGAGGGGGAGGTGCTGCTCGTCCTGACCGGGGACGCGCGGGCCGCGCTGCGGGCCACCGCCGCCTGGTACGAGGAGATGTTGGAGGAGACCTGTCCGGCGTCTCTGACCAGTCCGGCCCTCGACCTCGCCGACGATCCCGCCTACGTCTCCAGTGTCCACGTCACTTTCCACCGCACTTACGACGGCTGGGACCTGCGGTCCGTCTCACCGGACACGCCCGGCGCCGTGGCCGTGACCTGCGTCTACATCGACGGGGTCGTGAGTGACGCCGCGCTCGCCGATCAGGGGCTGCCTGTGCCGCTCACCCCCCACCGCGAGCAGAAGATCCGCGACCGCGCCGTCGGCGGGGGCCTGACAGACGCCGAGTTGGGCGCGCACGCGCGGCACGACGTGCCCAGCCTCCTCGCCGAGATCGACCAGATCCGCGGCCGGACATCCCGCTCACGCGCCATGGAAGACGCCCTGGACGACACCTGCCAGGAGCTGGCCGAGCAGCTGGAAGCCGCCAACAGCCAGGCCCGGGCCGCTCAGACCCGGGCCGCCGAGCTGGAAGAGACGCTCCGCCACCTGTGCCGGGGTGAGGCTGCATGATGCCGACCCGCATCCAGCGCCGCCGCACCCGCGGCTGGCGCGCACCCGAGGGCGCCATCTACGTCGGCCGCGGAACCGCCTGGGGCAACCCCTACGCGGTCGTCCGTCAGGCTGACGGCCTCTACGGCATCCCCGACCCGATCGACAGCCTCGCCTCCTGGGCCACGTTCGACTACGAGCACGATGCCCGCGCCGAAGCCGTCCTCCTGTTCCGCGGCTGGCTGGCCGAGCGGCCGAAGCTGATCGACCGCGCCCGCCGCGAACTCGCCGGTCGGGACCTCATGTGCTGGTGCCCGCCCGACCAGTCCTGCCACGCCGACGTCCTCCTGGAGATCGCGAACGGCGGTGAGGCGGCGTGACCAGGACCGTGGTCGAGCAGTACGCGGTCACCCTCCTCCTCTGCTACGCGCTCGCCGCCGAACTCGGCCGCCTCAAACAACTCGTCGACGACGCCACCCGGCAGGCCGAGGCCGCCTGATTCGTCCCGCGCCGGCGGATGACCAAGGGCCCCCGGCGTGGGCCACCGACCACACCCGCAGGGACACCACACACGCGGTGCCCCCAACCCAGCACACCCAGAAACGAGGCGATATGACCAACCAGGCCCTGCCGCACGACCCGTACATCACCGCCGTTTGCGAGGCCCTCACCGCCGCTGGCATCGAACTCACTGACCACTGCTGGACCGACGACTGCGAGACCCGCGGCAGGTACTGCTACCTCAACGCTGTGATCACCCTCGATCCTTCCCGAACCATCACCTCCGCCGACGAGGCCGACCAGGACGCTGCCGAGTGGCCGCACGGCCTGCTGCTGACCTGGGAGTGGCACACCGGCATCGACGCCGAGCACGGTGACCCGGCGCGCGGCCCCCTATGGCAGTTCGCCGAGCTGAACAACGACGGCTCCAACGAGTACCCGACCGACCTGCCCGTGCACGGCTACGCCAGCCCGGCTGCCGTCGCCGACGCCACCCGCAAGGTCATCTCCCGTGAGATTGGAGCCGGCTCCTTGCAGGGCTTCGGCCAGCCCCAGTGGGTTGGCGGGCTCATCGGCGGCTCCTGGGAACACGCGAACGCGTTGGACGCCGCCTGCACCACCTGGGCGGAGGAGGAGCAGTGAAGACCCTCGCCCTCGGCCGCTGGGTCGTCGAACTCCACTGCCGGGTCATCCACATCTATCGCCACCCCGACCCGAACTGCCGCAACTGTCGCGGCGAAGGTGCATACGAAGCCCTCACCGGGTGGGCGCTCAAGGACGGCGACGTCTACGACCTGTGCGACTGCTGGAACCCCGACCGCGGACTCCGTATCCCCCTCGCCCCCCGCAACCGCCGCCAGACTGAGGTGCCGTTCTGATGACCCTCCAGCGGATCGAGACGAAGACCGGCCACTACTACAAGCTCGACGGCCGCCGGGTCACCGGTGTCACCACGCTCATCAACGGCGGGCTGCCCAAGCCGAAGCTGGTCGACTGGGCCGCCCGCGAGGTCGCCGAGTACGTCGCCGACAACTGGGCCGACGTCGAATCGCACCGCGAGGCAGGACGCGAACAGCTCGTCGACCACCTCAAGACCCGCCATCAGAAAGCTCGCGACACCGCGGCAGCCCGCGGCACCAGCATCCACGCCTACGCCGAACAACTCGTGGCCGGCGAGGAAGTGGAAGCACCGGAGGAGCTGGTCGGGCACATCGAAGCCTGTGCCCGCTTCCTCGACGACTGGCGGATCCAGCCCGTCATCGTCGAACGCCCCGTCGCGTCCCGCACCTGGTGGTACTCGGGCACTCCCGACCTGATCGGCGACCTGCCTGATGGGCGCCGGCTCATCGTCGACTGGAAGACCGGCCGCTCCGGGATCTGGGGCGAGACCGCCCTCCAGCTCGCCGCCTACGCCAACGCCGAGTTCTACCTCGACGCCGATGACGTGGAGCAGCCCGTCCCGTCCGTGGACGCCGGCCTGGCCGTGTGGCTCCGCGCCGACGGCTACGACACCTACCTCGTCGAGGACCTCGACGGCGCGTTCCAGGTGTTCAAGCACGTCGCGCACGTGGCCCGCGCCGCCCGCTCCCTCAAGGACACCTTCATCAGCCCTGCTCTCGACACACCGCTCTGGACGAAGGAGACGCCCGCAGCATGACCGAACTCGCCATCCGTCAGACCGGCAACGCGCCCGCTCTCGCAGACGACTCACAGCCCGGGTCGCAGCTCGTCGCCTGGGCCGAGTCCGCCGTCGCGGCAAACAACATCGCCCAGTCCCTCGCCAAGACGTCGTTCGTCCCGAAGGCGTTCCAGGGCAAGCCCGACGAGGTCACCGCCGCGATCCTCGCCGGCCAGGAAATGGGCCTCTCCCCGATGGCCGCGCTCCGCTCCATGCACGTCATCCAGGGCACTGCCGGACTGTCCGCTATCTCCCTCCGCGGCCTCGTCCAGGCACACGGCCACGAAATGTGGACCGAGGAAACCACCGCCTCTCGCGCGATCGTGTGCGGCCGACGCAAGGGCCAATCCCAGGAGGAGCGCGTCGTCTGGACGATGGACCGCGCGACGAAGGCCGGGTTCCCGGCGAAGAACCCGAACTACAAGACGCAGCCGCAGAACATGCTGCTGGCCCGCGCCACCGCCGAGTGCGCCCGCCTCATCGCCGCCGACGTGCTGATGGGCATGCCGTACAGCGCCGAAGAGCTCGCCGACGAGAGCGACGACACGGCACCCGCGCAGAAGACGCGGAAGATCTCGCGGAAGAAGCCGGAGCCCGCCTCGGTGGCGGAACCCGAGGTCACCCCGCCGGCGCCCTCCCCGGCCGACGACGCGCTGGGCGACAGCGCCCCGCAGGACGACGAGCCGGCCCTCTGGAACGAGCCCCCCACCCAGTGACCCCAGCGGGCCGCCCCTGCCCGACACAGGGGCGGCCCCAACCAACCGTACTGACACCAGGAGGAACGGCATGGAGCACGTAGCCATCATCGACGGCCAGCGCCACACCGTGGACGCCATCCAGCCCGTCCCCGGGCTGAGGGTCTACAAGCACCCGCACCGCGACTACGGCATCGGCACCTACCCGGTATGCCTCGGCCACCACGAAGGCCGGCGGATCGCCCGCACCGAATGCACCGCCGACGCCATCGACGCCGCCCGCGACCTCGCAGAGATGGCCGACTGGACCCGCTCCGAGACCGAGATTCAGGCGGCACCCGGCCTCGCCGAGAAGGTGGCCGACTACCTCGCCGGACACAACGCCATCTGGGCTGGTGGTTACCGATGACCGGTCAGCTTCAGCTCGACGTCGTCGTCCCCGGCACCGTGAACCCGGCGGCGGGGGAGCGGGCCAAGACCGCCGGCATGACGTCGGCGGCCCAGGCCACCGCGCCCACGTGGGCCGACGCCTGCGACGCGGCGATACGCCTCATGGCCCGCCGCGGCCTGCCGTTCCAGGCCGCCGACCTCATAACCGAGGGCCTCATCGACGAACCCGACCACCCCTCCCAGTGGGGTCCCAGGTTCGGCGCCGCCGCCCGCGCCGGCGTCATCCGCCTCCACTCCTACAGGCCCAGCAAGCGAGCCACAGTCCACCGCAGCATCTGCAAGACCTGGATCGGCAGCGGGGAAGCGCCGTGACCAAGCATCCCCGCAGCCTCCTCAACCCCGCCGAACCCGAAGCCCTCTGGCGTCGACCCGAAGCCAACCGCCGCAACACACCCAGGAAGGAGAACCGGCCGTGAGCAAGCCCCTCGCCGACCACGGAACCACCGCCCGCGCCAAAGGCAGGCCCTCCCAAGGCATCAAAGGCTGCACCTGCGAACCCTGCCGCGACGCCGAAGCCCGCTACGACAAGCGGCGCCGCTACCTCAACGCCACCGGCCGCACAGTCACAATCGCCGCCGAACCCGTCGCCGACCACATCAACACCCTCTTCGACGCCGGAGCCGGCTGGACCCAACTCGCCGCCGCAACCAACTGCTCCACCGCCACCCTCGCCGACATTCGCAACGGCAACACCCAAACAGTTCGACGCACCACCGCCAACAAGATCCTGGCCGTGCGCCCTGGCGAGGCGCAGCCCCCGCGACGCCCCATCGACGCCACCGGCACGATCCGCCGCATCCAGGCCCTGGTCGCCATCGGACACTCCCTCCGCGCCCTCGCCGCCGAGAGCGGGTCCGACTACGCCCTCCTCCGCAGCCTCCTGCGCAGCCCTCACAGCAACATCAGCCGGCTCACCGCAGACCGCGTCGCCTGCGCCTACCGCAAGCTCGCCGGGGTCCCCGGCCTCAACCAGCGAGCCCGCAACCGGGCCGCCGCCGAAGGCTGGCCCAGCCCCCTCGCCTGGGGCGACAACATCGACGACCCGCAGGCGCGCCCCGACTGCGAGGCCGGCGCCGACCAAATCACAGCCAGCCAACTGGCCGCCGCCCGCGCCGCCGACATCCGGCACCTCGGCCGGTTCGGCATCCCCCACCGAGAGATCGCCGCACGGGTCGGCGTCACCGAGGCATACGTCCGCGCCCAGCTCGCCGGCCACCGCCTCCCCGGACGGCCCCGCACCCGCCTCCAGGAGGCGGCGTGACCGAGAAGCAGCCGCCCCCGTGCGGCCAGGCCGCCATGCTCCGCGACCCCGACACCGGCCGCCCCATGCACAAGGTCTGCGCCGAACAGCAGACCACGCCAGCCAGACGGGAGGCGGCGTGAGCATCTACGAGTGGCAGGGCCGCGCCGTATGCCGCGACGACCCCGACCTGTGGCACCCCGCAGGCAACGGCGTCGGCTCCCGGGCGGTCGCGGAGCAAGCGCGGCACATCTGCCGCAGCCGATGCCCCGTCCTCCACCACTGCCGGCAGCACATCCTCCGCGCCGAAACCGGCCTCGCCGCCGCCTCCCGCCACGGCATCGCCGGCGGACTCACACCGGAAGACCGCGCTGCCCTCGACCCCACCCGCACCGCCGCCGCATAGCACCCGAACCACCCGTCAGACCGGAGGCAACGCCGTGACCTTGGACGCCATGCACTGGGTGTGGACCCAGTCCCAGGCGAAGGGCAACGCCCGAATCGCGTTGCTGTGGGTCGCCGACCAGGTGCGCACCCAGGCGTGTGAGGTCCGGCTCAGCTACCCCAGCTTCATGGGCGCCCTCGGCACAGACTCCCGCGGTGCGGTGAAGAACGCCCTCGAGGCGGCGCAGAAGACGGGTGAGCTGGAGGTCAAGGAGCCTGCGGCGGGTCGCCGTGCGCCTCTGTACCGGCTCCCGAAGGCGGTCGGCTACGTGCGCCCCGCCCGGTCTTGCGGTCCAGAAAATGGGACGCAAGACCAGGACGAGGCCGAGTCTTGTGGTCCAGAAAATGGACCGCAACGCGAACCTTGCGGTCCAGGAAATGGGACGCAACCGGATGACCTTACGGTCGCTTGCGGTCCAAAAAATGGGACACAAGATGAAGCTTGTGGTCCAGAAAATGGACCGCCTCTCCCAACTACTCCCAGCCAGCCAGAGAGGGCCGGACAGTCAGCCGGCAGCAGCCGCTACCCGGCAGACGTCCTCCCCCTCGTCCACACCATGAGCGCCAGCGGCCTCAACGTCCGCTGGCCCTGGGAAGGCAACGGCTGGTTCCCGATCATCGCGATCATCCGCGACAGCGGCATCGACGCCATGGTCGAGTACGCCCTCCGCGCAGCGGCCAACGCACGCAGCCCTGTCACGAGCGCCAAGTACTTCCTGCCCGGCTGGCGAGAGCTGCCCCCCAAGCCGCCCGAAGGCACCCCGGCCCGGCGCCCCACACCCCACCTCCGCGCAGTCGGCTCCTACCAAAGCCCCGAAGACCGAGGAATCTTCTGATGACCGAACTCGACACCCGCCCCGACGACCTCCACTGGGATGACGAGCCCCCGGCCACCGACGCCGTCGCCGGCTTCGACCGCACCCCGCCCAACGACATCGACGCCGAAATGAGCGTCCTCAGCGCCTGCATGCTCTCCGCCCGCGCCTGCAAAGCCGTCCTCGACACCCTCGACCCGGCCGCCATGTACCGGCCCGCCCACAGCACCATCCTCACCGCCATCGGCGAGATGCACGCCAAGGAGCTGCCCGTCGACCCCATCACCCTGATCAAATACCTGGCCGACGGAGGGAACCTCCACCACGTCGGCGGCCCCGGCTACGTGCAGGGCCTCGCCATGCACACCCCCACCGCCGCCAACGCCGAGTACCACGCCGAGATCATCACCGACCGGGCCCTCCGGCGAGCACTCATCGAACTCGGCACCCGCCTCGTCCAGATGGGCTACAGCCCCGACGGCGACACCTACGAACTCGTCGAACACGCCGTCGCCCTCGCCCGCGACATCCGCGACCGAGGCCGCGCAACCGAAGACCTCCCCACCGAAGACATCCTCGACTTCATCCAGCACGAGGACGACTACGACTGGCTCGTCCCCGGCCTCCTGGAACGCCGCGACCGGCTGATCCTCACCGCCTCGGAGGGCGGCGGCAAGAGCACCCTGCTGCGGCAGATGTGCGTGACCCTCGCCGCCGGCATCCACCCGTTCAAGCCCGCGAAAGAGGTCGAGCCCATCCGCGTTCTCCAACTCGACTGCGAGAACGGAGAGCCCGCTTCCCGCCGCAAGTACAAGCCGCTCCTCGACTCCGCCGCCCGCATAGAGCGGCCCATCCGCCGCGGCCAGTTCCACATTGAATGCCGCCCCGAAGGGCTCGACCTCACCCGGCCCGCCGACCGCGCCTGGACCATGCGACGCGTCGAGAAGCTCTACCCCGACGTGCTCGTCATCGGCCCCATCTACCGACTCCACGCTGGAAACCCCAACGACGAGGAACTCGCACGCAAGGTCAGCGTGGTCATCGACGAGGCCCGCGCCACCACCGGCTGCGCCGTCCTCCTTGAGGCCCACAGCCCACACGGCAATGGCCTCGGACCCCGCTCTCTCCGGCCCCTCGGCTCGTCGTTGTGGATGCGCTGGCCCGAGTTCGGCTTCGGCCTCCGCCCCGTCGAGGACGAGAAGTCCGCTGCCAACGAAGAAGGCGCCCGCGGCCGACGCGTCGTCCCCTGGCGCGGCATGCGCGACGAACGCGACTGGCCCGCATTCATCAAGCAAGGCGACCGCTGGCCCTGGATGTCCTACACGCCCGTCGACGCCGACCAATTCACCGGCCACAGCGAGACAGGAGCCATCTGGTGACGGACCCGAACCCCAACTACGCGGACGCCTGCCCGCGCTGTTTGGCGGGCCCGGTGCGGCCCGGGTCGGGCATCGCCGCCCGCGGCTCCCTCACCGCCGCCACCGGCATCACCACCGCGGCACCCGCCCTGGAGGAGGCCGCGTGACCGCCGTCGACTACGGGCCGCGCCGTCCTGCGGTCCCGAGGTACTCGGTCACCCGCCGTCAGCGGGAGGCGCTGCTGTGGATCGCCCGTGGCCGCACCGCGCAGCAGGCGGGGCGCCGCATGGGCATCAGCCTCAACACCGTCAACTCCTTGCTGGCTGGGCTGTACCGAAAGCTGGGCGCCAGCACCGGCCCGCACGCGGTCGCGCTCGCCATGGCCCGCGGTCTCATAGCCCCCGCCGACATCGAGCCGCCACACGCCCGCCACAGCGCCCTGCAATCGCCCCCCGGTCCCCGAAATCCGACCGGCGCCTGAAAGGCCGCCACACGCCCGCACAAGCCCCCGCACAGCCCCCGCCGCGACCACACCCAAGGAGACAGCCGCATGAAAGTGTCCATCGACGTGCTTGACGCCATCCGCGCGGCCGACATTCACGGCACCCACCTGACCCTCACCGGCCCCCGCATGGGCCCGCGCCTGTACAGCCGCGTCAACGAGGTACTGGAAGCCGTGGGAGGCCGGTGGACCAAGTCCGAGCAGGCCCACGTGTTTCCGATCGACGCCGACACCGTACTCGCCCCGGTCCTGGAATCCGGCGAGGTCGTGACGCTGCGGGAGAAGCGACAGAACAGCCAGTACTTCCCCACCCCGTCACCGGTCGTCGAACGCCTCATCGACCTCGCCGCGCTGAGGCCGGGCATGCGGGTGCTGGAGCCGTCCGCCGGCTCTGGCGCCATCGCCGACGCACTGCGGGCAGCCGGAGCCGAGTGCGAGTGCATCGAACGCGACCCCGGCTACGCGGCAATGCTCACCGATGGCGGGCACGCCGTCCGCGCCGCTGACTTTCTCGCAGTACCGCCAGCCGCCGAGTTCGACCGGGTAGTGATGAACCCGCCCTTCACCCGCGGCGCCGACATACAGCACGTCGAGCACGCGATCCGGTTCCTCAAGCCGGACGGGCTGCTGGTGTCAGTGATGTCGTGGGCGGTCACGGATCACACGCGGCAGACCGCGAAGTTCCGCGCCTTGGTCGAAGCCCGAGGCGGCAGTGTCGAAGCCGTACCCCGTCGGGCATTCGCAGAGTCGGGCACCGACATAGACACCGTCCTCGTGACCATCCCCGCCGCCCGGGACGCTGACGTGAAACCGGTGGTGTGGCCCAGCCGTGAGGTACCCGGAGCAGAGCAGGAATTGAGGCCGCCAGTCGAAATCTTTGCCGAGGTCAAAGCAGCCATGGCCGCGGCCGTGGCTGAGCTTGACGCCCTCGGGGCACTGCTGGCCGAACCCCTCACTTCGGCGGATACACCGTCGGTCGAGTTGCCCACGCCACAGACCGAGCAGCTCTCGTTCCTCGACCTGAACGGAGACGCCGCATGAACACCACCTGCACCTCATGCGGCCACGACCTGTGGCAGGACGAGCTCGGCAACCAGGGCTGCGGCGCCTGTCAGCGCCGCGTCGACCGTGCCCTCGCCGAACTCGTCGGCCCCCGCGGGCTATACGCGCAGCTCACCGACGTCCTCACCCCCGGCACCACCGGAGCAGGTAACCGCGTGTCCGGCAGCAAGAACCCACCCATACCCGTCCGCCTGGCCGCCCTCAACCTGCAAGCCCGCGGGGGAGTGGTCACCATCCTCCAGACCTGGCTCGTCGACTGGCACGACCACCTCGGCTACACCCATCCCCGCTGGGACGGTGGCCCCCAGGACCAGCTCGACCAAACCGTCGCCAGGCTCCGCACCCTCCTGCCCTGGGCCGTCGAACACCACCCCGCGTGGGCCGAGTTCGCAGGCGAAGTACGTCAGGCCGTCGGCGCATGCCGGGCACAGGTCACCGGCGAACCCCCCGCCCGCCGCGTCACCGTCACCTGCCCCTGCGGCGCCGCGCTCCGTATCACTCTCGACACCCCCGGACGGAGATGCGCCTGCGGCCAGCAGTACGGCTGGGCCGAACTCCGCCGACTCCCCCTCGCGCAGAGGGCGGCGGCCTGAGACCAGCCCCACACCACGAACGCCAACCGCTGGGCAGCACGCGTACCCCGCAACAGAGAAGCTCGACACGACGCGAAGGGACGAGCCGTGACAACCACCGACAGCAGCTTCCACGACCAGATCATGAGCGAGATGCAGCACCTCATCTCCCGCGCCGACACCAAAGCCGGCTACCTCCTCGCCCTCCTCGGCGCCCTCGGCGCCGTCATCGCGAGCACCGCCCCCGGCCTGCACCCTTCACCCCCGGCCGTCGCCACCGGGATCCTCGCCGCCGTCGGCCTCGCAGCCGCATCCGTCCTGCTCCTCCTCGTCGTCCGGCCCCGCACCGGCGGGCACCTCACTCTCGCTCGCCTCGCGGCCGCCAACGCCACAGAAGCCGCCAAGGCCAGCCGGGCCGACGAACTCGTGCGCCTCGCCGACCGCAAACACCGGCTCACCCGGTGGGCCGTCGACACCCTCTTCGCCAGCATCGGACTCCTCGCCACCGCAGCAGCACTCGCCTGAACGGAGACTCATGGCCCACGCCGAGAACAGCGACTTCTACCAGTGGCTCATCCACCACGCCCGCACGGCCGGCTGGAACCTCGACGAAACCGACAACGCCAGCGGCGACGCAGTACCCCGACGCAACTACCTCAAGATCTGGGCTGCCATCGCCCTCACCACCGGCCTCACCGAGGCACAGACCGCGCACCTCGCCCACGGCCTCGGCGTCACCCCCAGCGAAGTCACCGCCGCCCACACCCCCGAGATGCGCACCAGCACCCTCGCGGAAATCCGGTCCCACCCCCACGCCGCCCACCTCGACAAGGACCTCAACAACATCGCAGACGCCTAACCCCGTGCCGGCCCCGGCTGCCGAGCTCAGCAGGGGCCCGGTACACCCAACTGTCATCCCTGTCCGACCCACGACCTACCGTCGGCACATGCATCTCAGCGACCTCAAGCCCGGCTACCTCACCAGTCGAGAAGAGATGAAGAACCTCTTCGGCGGCGGCACCATGTCGGGCATCGAAACTCCCACCACCAGCCCCAACATCCTCCTGTACTCCGACGAGGAGACAGGACGCCGCTACGGCTACAAGGACGGCTGGCTCGCCGAAGAAGACGACCGCGGACCCGTCTTCGAATACACCGGGCACGGCCGCAAAGGCCACCAGACCTTCGGCAACAACGGACGCGGCAACCGAGCCGTCCGCGACCACGCCACCAACGGGAAAACACTCCGCCTCTTCGTCGCCGACGGCACCGCGCCCAACTCCAGCGCCAAACGACAGCGGTACATCGGCGCGTTCACCCTCGACGAAGACGAGCCCTACACCATCCGGCAAGGCCCCGACGAAGACGACAACCCCCGCAACGTCATCGTCTTCCGCCTCCGCCCCATCGACGACCAGTACCAGCACCAGCACCAGGACGACATCCCCACCGCAACCGAGTCCACGGCCGTCCCCGTGCCCGCCACCAGCACCAGCGCCACGCTCGTAGACACCGAAAACAACCAGAGCAAGGGCGGCACCACCAGCGGAAGCGCAGGCGGAACCTTCGAACGACGCGAAGCTCAACTCTCCGACGACTACAAGACCTTCCTCGAAGCGGAAGGCCACACCGTCAAACGGTTCAAGCAGAAGATCAAAGGACTCAGCGCGCCGCTCCTCACAGACCTGTACGACGCCACCGCGCACGTCCTCTACGAAGCCAAAGGCAGCACATCCCGCGCCGACGTCCGCATGGCCATCGGACAGCTCTACGACTACCGACGGCTCGTCGACCCCCCCAACCCCACCCTCGCTGTCCTCCTCCCCGCCAAGCCCCACGACGACCTCGCCGGCCTGCTCGCCAGCCTCAACATCGCTCTCGTCTACCGCGACGCCGACCAATTCACCGGCTACCCCGTCAACTGACACCCACGCGCGGCCCCGACGCTACTGGCCCAGGGGCCGCGCGTCGGTGTTTTCCACAGGCGTCGAGGGCGCCCTGCTGGCCGCGATAAGCTGACCCCCGCTCGGAGCTTCCTCCCCGACAACTTGCCGTCATCGAACGCAAGTTCGGGCGGCAGGCCGCGTGGCCCACCCCGGCCCGCGGCAGCCAAGGGAGGAGGTGAGAGAAGGTGAACAACGACGAAGAGGGGCTCAGCCGACGCGATCGGTACGAACTCCTCATCCGCGTCTTCGAGGCGGTAGGGATCGTCCTGATCACCGCAGCGCAGCTCATGCGATGAAGATCGCGCGGGACGGCCGGCAGGGTACCGCTGACAAGCAGCGAGCCCGACCCCTTCAAGGACGGCCGGGCCCGTGAGCTGCACAGAAGGGCCTGCGCCGGTCGCCTCCGGCCGGGCCCTTCGCTGTACCAGCGATGACACACGCTAACACCGCTGGACAACAGTATCGCCTACCGATGCGAGGATCGCCGCAACCCCCGCACACGCAGCGGGACCTGAGGGGGCCGAGCAGGCACCCGACACCGCGACAGGCAGGCCCCCGGTCCACCTACGAAATTTCGTAGGTGCCCCGAGACAACCAGAAACCACCGACCACCGGCCAGCAGCCCCGCGAGCACCACCTGATGCGCAAGCGGACAAGAACACCAACTACTTGAGCAGGCGGCGCGGCCAGCAACCAGTGGCGGGAGTGGGTTCAAGAGGGGCGAGCAGTCACCCTCGACCGGTCCATCGCAGTGGCAACGCGCGTACTGTCTGCTCCACGCTGGGGGAGCGACCCCGGGAAGACCGAGCGACCGTGAAGGCCGGTCGGGACGGCCACAACGGGTGGCCCCCTGTGCCATTGACGGCAACCAGGCCGGACGCAGGCGGCCCCGGACGACCTACTAAAATTAGTAGGTCGTCCGGGGCCGCCAGACGCCACCATCGGCTGGCGACCAGCAGCCCCGGAACCCTCAGGGGAAGTGGCCGGCGCCCCAGTGTCCGACAGTCAGTCGGTCATGGCCTCCGCGAGCACCTTGATCTGCGCGGCGTGCGCGACGAGTTGGTCGGCGAACGCCAGCGCCTCAGCCGCCGACAGCTCAGCCACCTCGCCCGTGCCGGCCGCGTCCAACGCCAGCAGCGCCCCATTCGAGGAGGCCGGATACTCGGTCAGCCACGCCCGCAGCACCGGCTCCTTTCCGCCACCCACAGGGGCCGACACCTCACACCCCGCCGACATGTGATCCACATCCTCGATGAACCGCTCGTCAACGGTGTGGTCCACTGCGCACCACGACGGGCACTCCACCCACACCCGGCATCCACGCACCGACGCAGGGCGAACACGAACCCCCTGCTCAGGAGTCTCCGAGTGACTCCTCGGGCTTGCAGACGCTACGCTCATGGAGCAGTCCTTTCGTGAGAGTTGGGACTCGTTGATCAGCGGGTTGCCGCCCGCTGGCTTCCGGCGGCCGGGTCTCGTGCAGTCACACGAGGTGACCCGGCCGCTGCTGCGTTCTCGACCAAGCCAACACGGCTGGTGGCCGGTTGGGAATGACGTCGATATGACGTTGCCTCGTCAGTAACGAGAGCGCCCATCGCTGCTGGGACGGTACGTGAAGGAGTGCGGCGACCGCCGTTTCGCAGAGAAGAACCGGCCGCGCTCTCCCGAAGCTCTAGTGCGTCAACCCGTCCCTGCGTGCATCGAGATGCATCGAGGTGCACGGAGGGAGTCCGCACAGGTTGGCTGATTCCTTGCGTTGTGAAGACTCGTCTACGCCTCTGCCTCCAGCCCGGCGATGGCGTCACGTAGATCCGACGCCGCTGCCGACCCCGCGTATTCGGGTGCGGACAGCATCGACCCGACCCGGCCTGCGCGCTTGTTGATCCAGCTGATTTGGGCCTCGGGCGGCAGGGTGAGAATCGGGCGCATCATCTCCGCAGCACCATCCACGTCGCCGAGCTGCACCCGGGCGGTGGCGACGTACACGTGGGCCAGCCGCTCGTCGTCCAGGCTGCGCTGCTCGGGCGGCATCTGCTGCCACGAAGCGATCGCGGCGAGCGCGTCTCGCTCAGCGCGCTGTGCGTCTGCCCCACCTTCCAGCCAGATCAACGATGAGCCCGAGTAGTACAGGCGCTTCGTGTGGGAGAACTCGAACAGCCCCGCCAAGCTGTCGGGGCGGAGTACCGCCTCGTGCGCCCGCTCAGCGGCATCCAGCGTGCGGTTCGCTCCGACGCTGTCGCCGAGGTTCGCCAGGCACTGGGCTTCGCCGGACAGGAGCCGCGCCTTCCCCGTGCCGGGCACATCGCCGGCGTACTGGAGACCATCCCGCACATAGTCGAGAGCGACGCCGTAGTCGCCGTTGAATCGTGCAATGAGCGACTGGGTGCCACGCGTCCACATCAGCAGTTCCGAGTCCCCGGCGGCCTGTGCGCAGCGGGCGCCGGCCCGCGCGTGCTCCAGAGCGGCATGAGGATCGCCGAGGTCCAGGGCCGCGTAGGCGAGAACCCCGGAGAGTCGGCCGGCCGCCACGAGTAGGTCTTTGCGCTCACTGACGCCGTGTCTGTGGTCCCGGAGGCGCCCCAGGACATCGGTGCGCAGGGCATTGGTGCGGTGCAGCATCGGGCCCGGTGCGGTGCTGAGGTAGTCGATTGCGGTCTCGGCGACGCCGGCGTGGATCTCGTCGAGGCCCATCTCCGCGAGGTCGATGAGGTCTCGGGACGCGGCGAGGGAAGCCGCCAGTGTTTTCCGGGTTGCGGCTTGTTCCTGGCGCTCGGCCTCGTCTGCTTCGAACGCGGCGACGAGCTGGCCTTCGGCACCGAGGGCGATGTCGACGGCTTCCGCGAAGTGGTGGTCCGGGAGCCGCTTCCCGGTGGCGATGTGGTGCACGTGCGATCGGTTGACGAATGCCGCCTCGCCGAGTGCGCGGTACGACAGGCCGGAGGCGGCGTGTGCCTGTCGCAGGAGTGCCGGGAATCGCGTCATGGCGACCATCCTGTCGGCGGAATCCGGGTCGGGAAGGGGGATAGCTGTTGTCAACAGGGCGTCACGCCGGGTGACAACAGCTATCCCCTGTGGTGCGGCCTCGCGCGGTGGTGCGCTGGCCCCATGAACTATTCGTCGTCTTGGTCGGCCTTCGTTGCGGGGCCTCGCCCGCGCCTTTCACGCTCGCGGAAAAACTGTTCGATTGGCTTCCAGGGGACGACGATCGCGTTGCCGGCCCTCTGCCATTGCTCCTCCGGGACTGGCCACTTGGGGTCGGTTGCGGCGATGTGCCTCACGCCTTGTCTGGTGATGGGGCGGGAGACGAGTCCGCGGTCGGACACGCGTCTTGCGATCTCCGCGAAGCTCACCATCTCCGGGATCTCCCTCCCCTCTTCGGTTGCGGCCATGGATTCATCCTCCCATTTTCTCCAACGTACTTGTCAAGAAGTAAGTACGTGCCCTACTGTCGAAGACGAACAACGAAGCCCCGGCTCGTGGTCGCACACGAAGCCGGGGCTGCACGAAACCCCTCCCCGGTGGTCGCACACCGGGGAGGGGCACACCCCCGGCTCGGTGGTCGCACACCAGGCCGGGATTCGGACCCACCTGGGCTAGCAGGAGGACCCAAAATGAATCGTACTTACCCTGCCGCCAGTACGGCACAGGTCACCCCCCTGTCGGATGCGGATGCCGCGTCGGTGTCGGCGCTGGCGGCTCGCCGTCGGGCTCGTATGTCGGTGGCGGACGCCAACGCCGCGTACCGCGCCGAGCTGATCACCGAGTATGTGCGGGTGCGGGGTGATTGGGCGGCGGAGCTGCGGCTCCTGGCGGACGCGACGGCCTACGACCTGGCCAACCCCGATGACACGGTGAGCCTCTTCGACGAGCTGCACGCGATCGAGCTTTTCGGCGAGTCGGCGGGGGTGGCGGCGTGATCACCACCACGCAGATCGCTGAGGCGCTGCGCGTCTATGAGGAAGCGCGGCAGAAGAGGCCGGGGTGCTGTGCCTCGACGCCGGTCTATGCACAGGGCTGGCCCGCGGGAGTTTTGGCCCGCTACCTCACTCTCGGCCAGGCGCACGCCGACGTCATCTATGAGCCCAGTCGCGGGCTCCGCGCGCGCTGCACGGCCTGCCCGTGGGCCTACTACGAGCACTTCGAGGTGCTGGGGAGCGACTCCCCGGAGGAGGCCGCGGAGAAGGTCGTCGCCCACCTGCCCGAGGTTCGCGGCGAGGCGCAGGAGCACGCGGAGGTCTGCCGTGCGGTGCCGGTGTCGCACCCCGAGGGGGTGGCGGCGTGATGGCCGAGTACGAGTTGGAGCCGCAGCTGGTCGCTTACCACTGGGTGCTGACGCTGACACGGCCGGGGTTCGCGATGTACACGCAGTACGGCGTGTGCACGGTAGGGCCCCGCTCGACGCGCCACGGGGTGTTTGAGGACATCAGGAACGAGATGGTGCGGAAGCGGCCGGAGTTCGCTCAGGCAGTCACGCTGTTCTTCTCGCTGGAGCCGAACGATCTCGTGGCGGGTGGTCGGTGATGAGCGTCGTCGAGTTCGTGCTGGGTGTGCTGGTGATGGTCGCCGTGCCGGCTGCCGGGATGGTGCTGCTGCATCTGGCAGGCCGCTACGAACACCGGGACGGTGGTCGGTGATGGGCGCCGCGTTTCCTGTCCAGATGCCGTCGGCGGAGGACGAGCGGTTCACGTTCGGACTGCTGATCAACGTGGCCGATGTCCTCGCTCGCCACGGCTACCCGAGGGCCGAAGGTATCGACCTCGTCGACCTGCGGCAGGCCCTGTACTGCTTCCTCTACGTCGGGCGGAAGGACGGTGGTCGGTGATGATGCCGGATCGTCCTGCTGCTCGTGTCGCTGTGGGGCTGCTGGTGGCGTTGCTGGTGGCGGCTCCGCATTGGATCGCTGCTGCGGCGAACGCCGCGATGGCCGCGGCCGGTTGGCTGCTGTCGAGTCAGGCTGGCGCTGTGGTGCTCGCTGCCGGTTTCGTCGTGGCGGTGGGGCGGCTTTTCGTCGTCCCGGCTGGGCCGCGGTGGGGGTGGGGGCGATGAGGTGGCCTGAGCGGACATCGCGAGGCAAGGAGATCCTCGGCACTCCCTCGCACCCGGATTCGCCGGCGGGCCCCGGCCCGGGTGAGGTGCGTGGCGGTATTCGTCCGCCTGGCGACAAGGCTCTGCACGCAACTGTCGTGATGCGCCGCGCCCGCAGCGTCAAGGCCAGCTGACCACCCCTTCACTCCCCTCACTGCACTGTTTCAAGGAGAGGCCTGTCATGACCACGCTCCCCACCCTCGGAGAGTGGCAGCCCATAAAGGTCGGCGACGCCGAGCAGTGGGACAGCCACCAGCCGGACGAACCCGAGACGGGTGTGGACGCCCCGCGGGCGCTCGCCGTTCTCGCCGCAGTCGCGACGGTGGTGCTCACCGGCATCGCGTTCTGGCTCAGCTTCGAGCACCTGCACGACGTGGCCCACGGCAACGGCCTCGGCGGCGACGAAGTCCGTGCCTGGGCGTGGCCCGCCACCGTCGACCTGTTCATCGTGATCGGCGAAGTCCTCATGCTGCGCTCACAGCTGCGTGGGCAGGGCGTCGACTGGTGGGCTGTGAGCCTCATGGCGTCCGGGTCGCTCGGCTCGATCGCGCTGAACGTCGCCGGCGTCGGAGCCGAGGCAGATGGCGACCCCGGGTCGATGGAATACGTCGTCGCCGCGGTGCCGCCGGTCGCTGCACTCCTCGCCTTCGGGGCGCTCATGCGGCAACTGCACGCTGCGCTCGCCCCGCGCTCGGAGGGAGCGCCCGAGACGCTCACCGAGGCCGATGATGAGCGCGCTCACGACATGGTGGATGAGCGTGTTCAGGAGCCGACCGGCGAGCGCGCTCAGTCGACCGGCGGTGAGCGTGAAGATGAGCGCCCGGAGCCGAGGAGAAGTGAGCGCGCTCGTAAGCCGTCCGGTGAGCGTCGTGAGCGCGCTCGGAAGGCGGCGAAGAAGAGCGCCAAGGTGAGCGCTTCCAAGCCCAGCCCGGCGCTTCGGCGGGAGCGCGCCCGGCGCCTGTACGACGAGCTCGGGCGCCGCCCCGAGTGGACTGAGATCCGTGACGTCCTCGCTGCCGAGGGCCTCGTCGACAAGGACGTTTCGCGGCCGACCATACAGCGAGTCCGGGACGCCATCGAGCGTGAGGAGCCGGCGCTCGCCGCGCTCGGCACCGACAACGTCCGGGCGCTCGCTGACCAGACCAAGACCGCCTGACTGAACCCCTGCCTGACTGAACCCCTGGAGGATTCATGCGATCCGACCCGATCTCGAAGATCGCGCGCCATGAGGCTGCGCGCCCTATCGGCCCTTACGCGGGTGCGGCGGTTCCGCCGACTGCGCCGACGTCGCCGGTGTACGTGAAGAAGCCGAAGCCGGACGTGCACAAGTCCAAGTCTCTGAACCCGTCGCTGAACGGCAGCGTCAACATCAACATCGTGAAGAACGGGGGCGGGGGGTCCGGCAAGGAGGGCCCGAAGTCGTCGCCCGGGAGCGACTTCATGTCGAACGAGGACATCCGCGCGTTCTGCGAGGACGGCAGGAAGAAGGCCCGGCAGCGGGCGGTGGAGCGGGCTCTGGACGCGGAGATGCTGGAGGGCCGGCTGCGGAACATCCCGGACACGCGGGGGTCGATGGCGGGTGCGCGGGCTCGGGCGCGGAGGGTGACGCGCTGGCTGAAGCGGGTCGCGCAGGCGGAGAAGCTGATCGCGAAGTGGTACGCCGCGCTGTACTCCGCGTTCGAGCGGGAGTACGAGTCCGAGCTGATGAAGATCGGCAAGGCCCGGTCGCAGCAGAAGCCCCAGCCCCGCTTCGGCTGGCGGTGACGTGCTCGACATCTACGTGGTCGCCGGAGCCGCGCTCGTCTTCGCGGTGTGGCTCCGGCTCCAGTTCTACGTCCTCATCGGCGACGGCCTGCTGATCGCCGGACTCCTGTTCCTCCTCTACCTGGCCGTCGCCGCCCAAACTCACTGACACCCCTCTGACCAGCACTGACACCTCGCTGACACCGGAGCTGACACCCGTGGCTGACACCCTGAAGAACGACACGTACAAGGGGCTCAAGTCCCCGCATGCGCGGCCGTGGCTCGCCCTCGTCGGCGAGGTACCCGCCTCCGTCGCCGCGCACCTGGCGTGGGCCGATCAGCCGATCGCCGCCGTCGGCATGACCCTCGCGTCCGGCGCCCTGACCGCTGCCACCTGGTGGGCCGGGAAGAACACCCGGCCGGAGCGGCGCCTGCACGCCACCGCCACCACCGCGGCGGCGACCGGCTATCTGACCTTCGCCTCGTTCACTGACCCGCTCGGCGCGACGCAGCTGTCGTGGCTCGCGATCGGCGGGTCGGTGGCCGCGGCCTCCTGGAACGTGCGCAAAGTCCTCCGCGTCAACCCGGAGGACAAGCAGGAAAGCACGACTGCTTCCGAGACCAGCCTGCTGGAGAAGTCCCTCGGCAAGGCCAAGGCGGCGCTGCGCGGCGAGCCGAAGGTCGAGCCGAATAAGGTCACCGCCGGATACAAGCTCACTCCAGGCGAGTTGACCAACGCCGACCTGGGCAACCGGATCAACAACATCGCCTCCGAGCTGGGCATCTCGCCCAACTCGATCCGCATCAAGCCCGATCCGGAGAACGCCGCGCAGGGCGAGATGGTCTTCGTGCCCGAGGACATGCTGAAGAAGGCCACCCCCTGGCCTGGTCCCAGCTCGCCGGGTGGCTCCATCACCGAGCCGATCGTGCCCGGCATCTACGAGGACGGCGCCCCGACGCAACTCTGGTTCCCCTGGGACGAGGAGACCGGCCGGAACGCCACCCATTACCTCACCGCGGGCATGAACGGCTCCGGCAAGTCCGCGGGTCAGTCCGTGGTCATCACCGACGCCCTCACCCGGCGGGATGTGATCGTGTGGGCGGTCGACCCGTCCAAGGGCAAGCAGACCTTCGCTCCCTTCCTCTCCCACCTCGACTGGGTCGAGATGAGCACCGCTGGGGGCGAGGCGATGATCGACGCCCTCTCCGAGGTCATCACCGCCCGCGCTGACGCCCTGGGCGAGGCGGGCTTCAAGAACTGGACCCCGCAGGCGTTCGCCCAGCTCGGCATGCCGTACATGGTGGTGTGGATCGAGGAGGCTGCGCGCTTCTTCCGGGACGGCACCGAGATGGAGGGCTTGGTCATGGAGGCCCGCTCGGCCGGGATCTCCGTCATCATCAGCCTCCAGCGGCCGTCCGCCACGAGCATGCCCACTGACGTGCGGGAGCAGCTCGGCGGGGTGCTGTGCTTCGGCGTGAAGGGCGGCACCACCGCCGACATGGCCCTCCCGGACGATGTTCGTGACGCCGGCGCCCGGCCCGAGGCGTGGGAGAACCGCCGGCCCGGCTACGCCTACCTCGTCGCCCCCGGCGTCGAGGAGGAGCGCTACGCCACGCCGCTGCGCACTTACCTCATCGACGACGACCAGATCACCGCCGCGCTCGCTAACGCCCCGCGCACCCCGGCCGACCCGGTCACGGCTGCTGCCGCGGGTGAGGCATACGCGAACCGCACCCGCTACGACGAGCCCGCTGACACCCCGCTGACCAGCACTGACACCCGGGAGGTTGTGATGAGCAAGGACGACAAGAAGCGGCAGGAAGAGGCCCTGCTGGAGCGGCAGATCGAGCGGGATGTCGACGCGCGCGTCGGCGACGACGGAGACGACGTGGACCTGCCGCACATCGACCCCGACAAGGAGATCGCCGCGCCGACCGCCCGGTGGCAGTTCGCGCAGCCGGAGGCGTCCCCGGAGAAGACGACGGCGGAGGCGGAGGCCGAGCTGATGCGAGTGCTGGACGAGTGCCGCGAGGCCGGGCTCGAAGAGATCGGCCCGAAGCACTTCCAGCCGCACGGCAAGACCGGCCGGTACGGCCGCAGCCGGGCGTGGCTGTCCGCGAAGCTCACCGACCTCGCCGACGAGGGCCTGCACCTGGAGGAGACCGACGAGCCCGGCGTGTACAAGCTCCTCTACCCCGAACTCGCCGCAGCCTGACACCTGCCTGACCTGCGGTGACACCGCCTGACACCCGGCTGACATGTCAGAAGGGTGTCAGGCCCCCTCCGAGCCGCCGTTTCTATAGGTCAACGCGCACGCGCGCGCGAACTGACACCCCTCTGACACCCCGTGCGCTGTCAGAGAGGACAAAACACCAGAAAAGAGGCATATAGATGGGCCGCTGGACCGGACGCATGCGCACAACACTTCTCCGCAACAAGATCCACCCAACGGACTTCCAAACCTGGAACCACGCACGCCGAGACTTCGCGCGCATCGACCACGACCAGCAGATCATCGAGACCCTCACCACTTCCATCAAGACCGAGGGCCTCCAGTGCCCCCTGTACCTGGCCGTCGACACCCGACACCGGGACGTGTACCTCACCGACGGGCACCACCGCGCCGTCGTGCTGATGGCCCTGAGAATCCGGCACTTCGACTTCCAGTGGTTCCACGCGGATGAAGGCGGCCGATTCCAACGCAATCCCTTCCCCTACCACCTCCTGGACTGACACCCGACAAGGAGCGCTATGCCGCACGAGTTCACCCCACCCCGCTACACCTGGACCGCGTCGACCGCCGAGGAGGCCGATAACACGCTGCGAGCCGTGATCGAGCTGCTCGACGCCCATCTGGCCACGCTCGTGCCGGGCGGAGGCGTCGACAAACACCGCGCGTCGAAGACCGCACCCGTCAGCCTCACGGTGTCGTTGGACCTGTCCAACCTGATCGAGCAGATCAACAAGAAGCGGATCAGCGACAGCCTGAACTCCTCCGTCGGAGAGTATCGGTGACCGCGCCCACCGACCGCGCCGAGGTCCGGAAGCTCGCCGCCGCCATCGAGGAAGCCCTGACGCAGACGGAGGAGCCTCCGACCGCCTTCCGCGACGAGACGGAGCCGCAGCGGTTCGGCCCGGCGCCGCCGGTGCCGCAGCCCGGCCGCCCACCCATGTCGCAGAAGGCCGTGGACGACAGCGTGCGCATGCTGTGCGGCAGCGTGCTGACGCTGGCAGTGGGCGGCGCCGGCACCGGCCTGCTGTGGGCATCCGGCCATGCGAACCCCTACGTCGTCGCCGCCATCTGCGCCGGCCCCCCGGCCCTCGCGCTCGCTGTCAGCCGGGTCGTGCGCCGCTTCCGCGAGACCGTCGAAGCCGCACCCGCCGAGCACCACCACCACTACACCGGCCCCGTCCACCAGGACCACCGCACCAGCAGCACTCGCGGCGTGTGGGCCCACACCAACAACCACTGAGGAGGAACACATGACGATCCATACCGCCGACGTGGTGGCCATCAGGGATGGCCGTGTCCTGCTGATCGAGCGCGGATGGCCCCCCTTCAAGGGCTACTGGGCTTTGCCCGGTGGCCATGTGGATCCCGGAGAGACGTTGCGTGTCGCAGCGGCCCGCGAGCTGACCGAGGAGACGGGCCTGCACGTGGGGCAGCATGCCCTGACCTACCTGGGCCGCTGGGGCAATCCCGCGCGCGACACCGGCCGTGATCCCAGGGGGCACTACGTCACCTGCGCCTACCTCGCCGGCGTCCCCGCCGGCGTCCCGGTCCGTCCCGGCACCGACGCGAAGGACGCCCGCTGGTGGCCGCTGGATGGCCTGCCGCGTCTCGTCGCCTTCGACCACGCCGACATCATCCGGGCCGCGCGTACCCGCACCGACAACAACAGCAAGTAGGAGGAGACGTGGAAGTTCAGTGGGTCGACTGCGGCCCAGGGTGTCCGTATCCGGACTGCCTGGCCAGGCAAGAACAACGCGAGGCGCGCGAGGCGATGGCGGCCCGGACGCAGGATGCCATCGAAACCCACACGCACGGCCCCGAGTACCCGCCCCGTCCGCACAGCACCTCGACCGCTACCGGCAGGAAGTGAGAAGCACATGCCCAGGACCCCTCAGCAGCAGGCCGAGTACAACCGGCGGCGCCGCGAGCAGCGCCTGCACGATTCCCGCCAGCGGGCGTGCCGGCACGCCGCATACGAGCTGATCACATGGGAATGGGGTGACGGCGCAGTCCCCGCCGTCACCCCGGAGAAGGTCGCCTGGAAGGCGAGGGCCATGTACGGCAGCTACCAGAGGCTGCGCGGCATCACTGTCGCCGAGGCCACCGAGGCGCTCATCGCCGTGCTGGAGAGCAAGGGGCTGCCGGTACTGCTCACTTCCGAGGAGCAGGCGGCGGCCACATCCGGCGACGCCATGGTCACCACGTACACCGCCTGAACACCTGCCCCTCCCGGGGCTATCGGGAGGGGCGGTGCCGCCTCACTGTATGCCCTCGCCGCAACCACGCGGCGGGGGCATCGTGTTGGGAACGGAATGGTCACGGCTGCCCGGACCCGTACCACTGGTGTGTGTCGACGGATAGGCTCCGCTTCCAACCGATGAGGGGGGATCTAGTGAAGATTCGTATAAGCCTGGCTATAGCCGCCGTCGTCATCCTGCCGGTCACCGCCGCATGCAGCAGCGACACCAGCGGCAACGCCGACACCAAGCCGTCCAGCGCAGCCAAGGCCAAGCCCGCCGACGGCGACACCGACTGCGGCGCCGACTCGGACCTGTCCCAGTCCGAATGGACGGAGAAGTGCGCCGACGACGCCGGCGGTGACAAGGCGCCGACCACCGAACTCAAGGTCGGCGACACTTTCAAGTACGACGACGGGCTGAAGGTCACCGTCGCTGGCATTCAACGGTTCACGCAGTTCGGCGAGTACGACGTCAAGCCTGACCCGAGTGAGACTCCGTTCCGCATCAACATCAAGTTCGAGAACGGTGGCAAGCAGCCCGTCAATCTCGACGACTTCTCGGTGAATGGGCAGGGCGCAACCAAGGGCGGCGACGCAGAGTTCACCGCCTTTGATGCTGGATCCAAGGAGATCGCAGGACGACTCGCGCCCGGGCAGTCTGACACCAAGACCTCTGACGGCGTTCTCGACAAGAAGTACGGCAGCCAGCTGCTCGTGACCGTCTCCCGTATGGATGAGGCCAACATGCTGGATGAGGACCCCAACTGGACTGGCCCGATCCGCTGATCACTCCGTGGCCTCCGCCAAACCCAGCGCGGCGGGGGCCACAACAGTCCACTTGACAACACAACGGACCGAAGCCATGATCTGCTCAGATCGACATACTGCGCTCTGAGGGCCGCCCGAACCCGGGTGGCCCTTTTGCGTGACCGGAGGTGGTGGCCGTGCCCGCTCTCGTCACCGCCCAGGACGCCGCCCACTACACCGGCCGGCCCGTCGGCACGATCTGGCGGTGGGCGTCCGAAGGCCGCATCACCCGCTACGGCACCGGCCGCACCGTCCGCTACGACGTGATGGAGATGACGCCGCAGACCGTCGACGAGTGGACCGGCGAAGTCGTCCCCGGCGAACCCCCGCCACTCCCTGAACGCGCACCCCACGCCGCATAGCTCGGGCGCTCCGGCCCTTCCCCCCTGTGGCTGTTGAGCCCCGCGGTGGCCGCCCCGTTCGAGGGTACGGGGCGGCCACCACCTACAGCGGCTACTCGCTGGCCGACGAGGAGGACGGATGAGCGGGCGTTGGGCCGGGTCGGATCGTGTGCGTCGGCTGCCCCCAGGCTGGAAGAAGATCCGGGCCCGCGTGCTCGCCCGGGACCCGATCTGCGTGCTGTGCGGCGTGCGGCCATCCACACACTGCGACCACATCAAGGCCAAGACCGACGACCACCGTGAGACCGCGCTCCGGGGCGTGTGCGCCGAGTGCCACGGCCGCAAGTCCAGTGCCGAGGGCAACGCCGCGCCGCGCACCAAACCCGGCCGTCGCCGGCCCCCCGAACAGCACCCCGGACTACTCGCGGGACCGAAGGGCTGAACGGCCACCGCAGTCAAGGTGAGCCTTCAGACGTATCCGTCGCTCGGCCGACTCGGGCGCCCGCAGTGGCGGTTGTGAGCATGGTCCAGGTCCTCATCGAGATCGGCGACGCTCTCCGCGAGAGGCAGCAGCTGCGCCCGTACCGAACCGCACCACCAGCAGCCCGAGGAGTGATCCGAGTGGCACGCAAAGGGCGAGGCCGATCCAACAGGGGCAACGCCGAGACGCTCCGCAAGTACTGGAGCACCGGCCCAGGCGCGGCCAAGATCCGCTGGGGGACACCGGGCGACTGGAAGCGGTGCACTCGCCAGCTGTCCAGGCACATGGGCCCGCGTGCCAAGGGCTACTGTCAGCGGCTCCACATCCGAAACACCGGGGTCGCCACGGGCAGCAGGCTCAACCCAGGTCGACGCAGGCGATAGGCGCTGCCCGCAGGCCGGCACCGGATGGTGCTGGTTGCGGGCGTCCCTACCTGGAAGGGGATGGGCTGCCGGTCGGGGTGCCGCATGGGGCATGGGTGAGGGAGTGCCGAGAGGTCGTGTGTTGCGGTGTCGATGAAGCGTTTGTTGATCTTCTTCGATCGAAGATTGAAGGCTCGAAGCGAGGCCGGCGCGTGATCGGTGCGGCGCGGCGACGACGGTCTGTTCGGCTGGCCGTTTGTTGGCCGGGGCCCGACTGTTGATCACCCCCGGCGATCTTCCTCAAGATCACCTCGCCCAAGATCACCTGGGGGGATGATCTTGACCCCATGATCACGGCCATCGGGGCCGTATACGTAGCGTGGCCGCCCTTAGGTTTCCAAGCCCGTGAGCGGCGACTCGCCCACGCGATCACGACGATCCGCTGCCAGAGGGGGTGGCCCGCATGGGTACACGCGGCCCCGTCCCGAAGCGCAGCGACAAGAAGCTCGGCAAGCCGACACGTGCCAAGGGCGCGGAACTTCCGCTGACCCATGCGCCAGCCGGAGGCGAAGCCCGCTGGCCGGCGCCGGACGAGTCCTGGCATCCGATCGCCCGGGACTGGTATCTGGCGTTGCAGCAGTCGGGGCAGGCCCGCTTCTACGAGCAGTCGGATGTAGCGACGGCCCGCTACGTCGCTGAGGGCATGTCCCGCAATCTTGAGGGCAGCCGCTTCTCGGCTCAGCTCTTCGCGGCGGTTAACTCGGCCATGTCGAACCTCCTTGTCACCGAGGGCGATAGGCGCCGGGTGCGCATGGAGCTTCAGCGAGACGCCGACGCTGGCACCCAGGCGGCGGATGTGCCGTCAATCGACGACTACCGGAAGAGGCTGACCGGTGGCTGACGGGATGCCGGACGGGATTCCGGAGGAGTCGGGCTACTTCTCGCTGGGCTGGGAGGTGGCCCGATGGGCAGAGCAGAACCTGGCGCAGCCGGACGGTGAGCGTGCCGGGCAGCCGTGGCGGTGGACGCGTTCGCAGTTGAACTGGGTGGTGTGGTGGTACGCGGTCGATGAGAACGGCCGCTGGCTGTACCGCCGCGGTCAGATTGTGCTTCCGAAGGGCGCGGGGAAGTCTCCGCTCGTCGCGGCCCTCGGCTGCTGTGAGTTGGCTGGCCCTGTCGTGTTCGACGGCTTCGGGGCGGGCGGGGTGCCGATCGGTCGGCCGCACCCGTCGCCTTGGGTGCAGCTCGCCGCTGTGTCTCAGGACCAGACGACGAACACGATGTCCTTGGTCATTCAGATGCTTCGGGAAGGGCTGGCGAACGACAACATTCCGGGTCTCGACACTGGCCTGTCCCGCATCTTCACTCCGGGGGGCCGGTTGGAGCCGGTGACTGCTTCGGCTCCCTCGCGTGAGGGGCAGCGGTTGACGGCGGCTGTGCTGGACGAGACGCATCACTGGCTTGAGGCGAACGGTGGTCACCGGCTGGCTGCGACGATCCGTCGCAACCTGGCGAAGATGGGCGGCCGGTCGATCGAGACGACGAACGCCTGGCGTCCGGGTGATGACAGCGTGGCCGAGCGGACAGCCGAGTATGCGGACAAGATCGCTGAGGGGCGGGTGAAAGATCCCGGCTTGCTGCGCTGGCATCGACAGGCTCCGGCGGACACGCTGCTGGGCGACGAGACGTCTCTGCGGGAGGGGTTGGAGTACGCCTACGGCGACTCGCACTGGGTCGACTTGGACCGCATCGTCGCCGAGGTGTACGACCCGGCTACCTCACCGGAGGACAGCCGCCGGTTCTACCTCAATGCTGTGGTGACGGCTGAGGACAGTTTGGTGGCACCGCCTGAGTGGGATGCCCTGGTGAGCGAGGAGCGCATCGTCCCTGGCGACGAGATCGTCCTCGGTTTCGACGGCGGTAAGACGGACGACGCGACAGCGCTGGTGGCTATCCGTATTCGGGACCGGCTGGCCCAGCCGCTCGGCATTTGGGAGCAGCCCGACGGCCCGGAGGGGCGCGAGTGGCAGGTCGATCGGTCTGTTGTCGATGGGACCGTGCGCCAGGCGATGGAGACGTACAAGGTGCGGGCCTTCTTCGCGGATGTTGCCCTGTGGGAGTCGTACATCGATGCCTGGTCGCAGGACTTCCGGAGAGCGCTCACGGTCAAGGCGTCGGCTCATTCGGCCATCGGCCGGGACATGCGTAACGGCTTGCAGGAGCTGACGCAGCACAACGAGCGCCTCCTGGCGGCCATCGCTCACGGGCAGTTCTCTCACACAGGGGATCGGACGCTTCGCCGGCATGTGCTGAACGCTCGCCGCCGGCCGAACCGTTACGGCCTCAGCTTCGGCAAGGACGTCGCGAAGTCGCAGCGCAAGGTCGACGGGTATGCGGCGATGATGCTGGCTGACCTTGCGCGGCACCGGCTTCTGGAATCCGGCAAGTACAGGCAGAAGCGGAAGACGTCCGGGAGGGTGGTGGTGTTGCGGTGACTGCCACGATCCCTGAGCTGCCGCTGGTGTCGTTGTCGCCGGATGAGCTGGATCTGCTGGGCGCGTTGCGCACGGATCTGATGGGCGCCCGGATGCGGCTGGAGTTGCTGGATGCCTATTTCAACGGCGAGCAGCTCGTCAGGGATCTGGGTATCAGCATTCCGCCGCAGCTCAAGGGTCTGCATACGGTGATCGGCTGGCCGCGGATTGGTGTGGAGGCGCTGGAGCAGCGGCTGGAGCTGGAGGCTTTCCGGTGGGCTGACGGGGCGGACCCGGAGGATCTGCGGGAGATCGCCGAGGCCAACGACTTGTTCGACGAGTCGAGCCTCGCCCATTTGGATGCGCTGGTGTATGGCCGCGAGTACCTGGCGGTCGGATCGGGGGATTGCGGTACGGGCGACTGCCCGCCGCTGATCACGGCCGAGTCGCCGTTGGACATGACGCTGCTGTGGGATGCGCGGGCGCGGGTGGCGACGGCGGCGCTGCGGGAGTCCACGGATGTGCACGGCTTCGGCCTGGGTGTCGATGACCGGCTGGTGACCTTGTATCTGCCCGACCAGACGATTCATGCCGTGGAGGAGAACGGCGGCTGGACGGTGATCGAGCGGGACATGCATGGGCTCGGTGTGGTGCCGGTGGTGCGGATGGCGAACCGGCAGCGGACTGCGGACCGGGTGGGCCGGTCGGAGATCACGCCGGAGGTCGTGTCCATCACGGATGCGGCGTGCCGGCGGCTGATGGGCATGGAGGTCGCCTCGGAGTTCTACGGGGCGCCGCAGCGGTACATCCTCGGCGCGTCCGAGTCTGCGTTTCAGGACGCGGAGGGCAACACCAAGAGCGCGTGGGAGACGTACATCGGCCGCGTCTTGGCGTTGGAGCGGGACGAGGACGGCCAGGTGCCGACGGTCGGCCAGTTCGCGGCGCATGACCCGCAGACCTACACGAAGATCATCGACCTGTACGCGCGGATCATGGCGACGCAGCTTGGTCTGCCGCCGCACTACCTGGGCTACACCACCGACAACCCCGCCTCCGCGGACGCGATCCGCTCGTCGGAGGCGCAGCTGGTGAAGCGCGCCGAGCGCCGCTGCCGGCGTTTCGGTGGGGCGTGGGCGGACGTGATGCGGCTGGCGCTGTGGGTGCGGGACGGTGTCCCGCCGGAGCGCAGCCGCCGGATCGAGTGCGTGTGGCGGGACCCGGCGACACCGACCGTCGCCCAGCAGACCGACGCCGCCGTGAAGCTCGTCCAGGCCGGGATTCTGCCGGCGGACGGCGAGGTCGTACTGGAGATGGCCGGCCTGTCGGAGGAGCAGCGGCAGCGTGTGGTGGCGGAGCGCCGGCGGGCGCAGGGCAGCGGCCTGCTGGAGCGCCTGAGTCAGGTCGGCGCCAGCGACGAGGGGGACCCGGACGTCGCCGTGGAGGAGCCTGACGGTGGCGACGACGAGGGTCTCTGACGGCGGGGAGCGCCCGGACCGCTACCGGCGCGCCCAGCGCGGCTTGACGCGGCTGCTGCTGCGGGACGTGCGTGGCCTGCGGCGGCTCATCCTGCCGCAGCGTCTGCGGCAGACGATGCCGGACTGGCTGGCCGCGGTGCAGGCGGTAGTGGACCAGTACGCGGCGGCTTCTGCGTCGCTGGCGGCTGACTGGTACGAGGCGGAGCGGGCTGCGGCGAGGGTGCCGGGCCGGTTCTCGGTGCCGCTGGCGGACACGGTGCCTCCGGAGAAGGCGGAGCGCAGTCTCCGCTGGGCGACCAAGGATGTGTGGCCGCAGCCCGAGGACGAGGCCACCGAGGCACAGGCGCAGCCGGTCGACGTCCGCCTGGCGCAGGCGGAGAAGAAGACCGCAGGCGTCGCCCAGAAGCTCGTGGCGGACACGGGCCGGGAGACGGTCGTGGAAGCGGTCCGTCGGGACCGGGAGGCGACGGGCTGGGCCCGCACCGCTGGCCTGAAGGCCTGTACGTTCTGCAAGATGCTCGCTATCCGCGGCGCCGTATACAGCGACGACACCGCCCGGTTCCAGGCGCACGACAACTGCCACTGCATGACGGTTCCGGTTTTTCGTGGGCAGCGGTTCGAGCTGTCCGACAAGGCCAAGGAGTGGGAGCGGCTGTACCGGGAGTACGCCGCCCCTTACTCCGGTGACCAGCTAGCCCGCTTCCGGCGGGCGCTGGCTGAGCACGGGCATCTGCCCGACGCTCCCTGACACACCCCTGTGGCTGCCCTGGTGGCGGCCCTTTCTCATGCCCCAGGAGGGCGACTTAGTCATGCCCGAAACCGAAGAGACCCCTGCCCCGGAGCAGCAGCCGGAAGGCGAGCAGGAGCCGCAGGAGACGGCCGTCGAGGAGCCCCCGGAGAGCCAGACGACGGAGCTGTGGGACGACCCGCAGGCTGCCCGCAAGGAGATCGCGAAGCTCCGCAAGGAGGCTGCGCGGTACCGGACCAGGACGAAGGATCTGGAGCCGCTCGCTCGTCGGGCGCAGGAGCTGGAGGACGCGCAGAAGTCCGAGACCCAGCGCCTGGGCGAGCAGCTCACCGCGGCGCAGCAGCGCCTCGAAGCGGTACAGCAGCGGGCGGTGCGTGCGGAGGTACGCGCGCTGGCTGCCAGCGACTTCGCGGACCCGGAGGACGCGGCTGCGTTCCTCGACCTTGGCGCCTACGTGGGTGAGGACGGCGACGTCGACGCGGACGCGATCGGTAAGGACCTCAAGGACCTGCTGAAGCGGAAGCCGCACCTGGCGAAGGACGCCGGCCCGCGGTCGCCGCGGCCGGATCGCACGCAGGGCTCTTCGGGCAACGGGCACCGAACCCCGAACTCCCCGGAGGCCGAGTTCGCCGGCTTCCTGAATGGCCTGCTCGACAGGCGCTGAGACGAGGTAACTGACCATGGCAGCAACTCAGCCGGTGACGCTTGCCGGTATCCCCAACAGCCTGCTCCCCCCGACGATCGCGGGGCCGATCTTCGCGAAGGCCACCGAGCAGTCGACCGTGATGCGGTTGGCGCGGCGTGTGCCGCTGTCGATGACCGCCAACACGGAGATCCCGGTGCCGCTGGACGTGCCGACGGCGGACTGGGTGTCCGAGGGCGGCAAGAAGCCCCTGTCCTCCGGCGGTATCGGCGTGAAGACGATGTCCGGGAAGAAGGTCGCCACGCTGGTGGCCGTGTCGGAGGAGCCCACGCTCGGCGAGATCGCGCGCAGACTCGACGCCGTACACCAGGCTCTCCGAGAGGACATCCACGAGGTCGGCGCTCGGCTCGACACCCGCGTATCCCTGGAGCGGTACACCATCGAGCAGGCCACCCGGGACGACGCCGTCCGGGCGCTGGCCGAGAGGGTCCGCGCGATCGAGGACGCACGGGATGCGGACGCGCGGCAGGCAGACGCCGACCGGCGGACAGCTAACGACCGTCGGCGCGCCGACCGCCGGCTGGTGTTCACCGCGCTCGTCGCGCCGGTGCTGCTGCTGGGCCTCCAGACCTACCTCGCAGCGAGAGGAGTCGGTGGATGAGCACACCCACCGAGGAGGGGCCTGTCGACAGCGGCCCCATACCTGCCGAGCCCCCGCCCCGTGTCGGCGAGGGGGACAGCATCACCGTCGGCGAGGAGATGCCGACACCCAGCACCGATCCGCCGCCCCGACCTACCTACCCGTGGCCCGTACCCGAGGACCACACCGAGTGAGCCGCGCCCCGTCCTCCTCCGGGAGGACGGGGCGCTTCGCTGTGTGCTCAGCGTTCCCGCGCCAACTCCCTTTGTGGGTACGGCAGGTGGTTGTCATGCAACCGCTCTGTTTCATCGACGGGGTCGCACATGATGTTCACCGATACCTCGCCGTCCGGGATGAGGTCCCACTGCACGGAGGTCACCAGGTAGGAGGTCTCGGTTCCGTCTTCTGCCGCCACGAGGATCGTGTCCCCGGTGTGGGGGACCGATGGGAACCGGCGGACGTCATCGCGGTCTCCGAGGAACAGAACGACTTCTACGCCGTTGGTCGGGGGTACGGCCGGAGCTGGCCCGACGACGGCGATTGCGTGTCCGTGTCGAGTGAGGGCGGTGACTTGTCCAGTGGTTCGGGCATGGTCGGCGATGTCACCGAGCTTCGCGCGGGCAGCTTCGATCCCGTAGGACTCTTCCATAGGGAGACATTAAGCACCTTAAGGGGGTGAAATGTGGCGAACTGGTCCCGGGGGTGCCGTGCGGTGTTTCCATCGAAGGCAAGGGTGTTACCGAGGGTACCCACGTATAATTTCCCTTATACAAGCCAGGCTTGGAGAGGGTTGGATCATGGATGAAACGCGCGACCTGAGCTATGCATGGTGCCTCGACCATGGGAGGCTCCACCGCTTCTCACAGGAGGACGGAGCTTGGTGCTCTGCCCTGTGGGTGCCACTCGATGGGACAAGCGAGGGGACCGCTCTCGCGAACAAGCAGTCCCGTTTCGGGGAGGCGCGGTTCTTCGACGAGCTCCCCCGAGAAGTGCAGACGGAGTTGATCGAGGCCCGGTTGTGACCGTCGAGCCCGACGAGGTGGTCGACGCCGAACTCGTCGACGACGACAACCTCCCCGCCGTGGCCGAGGCCGCGCCGATCGCCCACCCGATCGTCGACCGGCACACGATCCTGCTCCCCGGCGAGGTGCTGCCCACCGAGACCGACCAGCCGACGTACACCGAACGCGACCTCTACATCAGCGAGGCCACCGCCGAACGGCTCAAGAACAAGTCCAAGCCCAAGAACACGTCCCGCACCTACAACAACCAGCGCGACCTGTTCCGCCGCTGGTGCGAGGCGGAGGGCCGTGTCTACTGGCCCTGCACGACCGCCACCTACGTTGAGTACGTTGCCCACCTCATCGACAGCGGACGCTCACCGAACGCCGTCAGCGTCGCCATGTCCGCCATCCGCACCTGGATGCCCGACGACAAGAAACCCGGCACCCAAGAAGCACGCGGCATGCTCAACGAGTACAAGAAGGAATGGGCCCGCAGAGTCGGCGTGAAGAAGGCCCCGGCCATCACCGACCCCATGCTCCGCGCCATGGTGCAGACATGCGACCCGACCCACCCCATCGGCATCCGCGACCACTGCATGCTCCTCCTCGGACGCGGCGCCCTGAACCGGCGCATCGAACTCGCCGACCTCATCATCCCCGGCGTCGGCGTCGAATCCGATGGCGTCGCCCTATGGGTCGCCACATCCAAGACCGACCAAGAAGCCAAAGGCGAGGAGACGTTCATCCCCGCATGGGACGACCCGCTCCTCGACCCCGTCCGCGCCACCCGCGCATGGCTCGGCGTCCTCCACCGCCTCGACGTCCACGACGGCGCCTTCTTCCGGGCCCTCACCCGCGAAGGACGCCTCCAGTCCCGCATCACCGCCACCGAACGCGGCGAACACCTCACCGGCGACGCCATCAACGCCATCGTGCGCGGACGCGCACGCCAAGCCGACCTGCCCGAATGGCAGAAGATCACCGCCCATGGGCTACGACGAGGCGGAGCACGTGACATCGCCGACGCCGGTGGAGACCCCACCAAGCAGGGGCGCTGGAAGCCGGGCAGCGCCGTCGTCAAGAGGGAATACCTCGACCGGGCCCAGTCCCGCGCCGAGAACCCATGGTTGCGGATCGCGCGGCAGACTACGGAGGACGAGCAGTGACCGCTCACGATGGTGAAGACACCATCTTCACCGCCGGCATAGGTCGGCTGGTGCGAGAGGCCGCCTTGACCGAGTACCTGCTCCACACGGTCCTCGTGGAACTCGACGGGGCTGAACACGCTTACGCTCACGAAGCCGGTCTTACCGGTACCCAGTTCGTCAACAGGTGCGTCAAGAGGATCCAGCAGCTTGACGGGGCGCGCGTGAACCCGGCCGCCCGAGACGCTCTTCTCGTAGACCTCGAAGCGTGTAAGGCGGCCTTCGAAGAACGGCACAGATTCGTCCATGGCACCTGGACCTATGATCCGGAGACTTGCCAGTGGTGGATGGTGAAAGGGCGTCGGGATGGGGGGAAAACTCCAGAGGTCGCGCCAGCAGGCAGTGCATCCCCTCAGCAACTGGCCGCCGAGTTCCGGCGGCTGAACGCCAGGCTGTTCTGGCACCTGGCTGACAGAGACGATCCGTGGATGGTTACCAAGCGCGTCTGAGTAGGAGAAGTGCTGTTTCCTCGAGCCCACCGGGCTGTGATTGTTGTCAGCCGGGGCTGTCGGCGCGTCGCCGGCACGCGCGACTAACCGCCGATCCGAGTGAAGATCGACTGAGTGTCGGGCGCGTCGACGAGTACCACTAGTACGAAAGTCTCTGTGATCACGAAGATTCGCGGCCTCGCGGCCGCCACACTCGCTCTGCCCCTGCTCGCCGCCGCGACACCCGCCGGCGCCCAGCCCGACGCCCCACACGTCTCCAAGCCGGTCGCCGACGCGATCGCCGCCCTCCCCGTCGCGGACGAAAGCCGCGCCGGCTACAAGCGCCGCCAGTTCAGGCACTGGGTCGACGCCGACCACGACGGCTGCAACACGAGGCAGGAGGTTCTTCTCCAGGAAGCAGTCGAGAAGCCCGTGAAGGGCTCGGGCTGCCGCCTCACGGGCGGGAAGTGGCACTCCTACTACGACAACGCGGACTTCACCGACGGCAGGAAGCTCGACATCGACCACGTCGTGCCGCTTGCGGAGGCGTGGGACAGCGGGGCATCGCGCTGGTCTGCTGACAAGCGCATGCGGTACGCCAACGACTTGGGCTCCGAGCGCAGCCTCGTCGCCGTGAGCGCCCGGTCCAACAGGTCGAAGAGCGACAAGGACCCCGCCGAGTGGTGGGTACCAGCCAGCGGTGCGTCCTGCCAGTACCTGTCGGACTGGGTCGCCACGAAGACCCGGTGGCAGCTGGCGATCGACAAGGCCGAGCGGGCCGCGCTGCGGAAGAAGGCCGGGCAGTGCCCGGACGCCGTCGTCGACGTTCCCCTCGCCCGCTAGGAGAGACCGAGCATGCTGAAGACACAGGCCGCAGCGCTGCTGTCGGCCTCGCCCTCCTCGTGTCCGGGGCGGTAGCCGCTCCGGCAGCCGCGGCCGGGGGCTGCGCGTCGCACACGGTCGGCGTCTGCAAGGCCGGGTCCCCGCACCCGGCAGGCGCCACCGCGCAGTGCAAGGACGGCACCTGCTCCCGTCACAAGGGAGTGCGGTACTGGTACAAGTGAGGCCCCGGAGGAACTGACCTCGCACCTCATGACTGTGGGCCAGTCCCAGGCCCCGCCGCGCGGCTTGACAACAAGTAACTAGCGTGGCGGGGCTCAGCCTCCCCTTAGCTCTCCAACACACGTCTAGCTAGTTGCAGTGCTCCTTCGCGTACTTCATGAGTGCCACACGGTCCGCGTGCGCTTCGGTGCTCGTATCGAACGTCCTCGGACGAGCTTGCTTTTCGTAGAACTCCATGATCTCAGCAGCGCTCTCGGCGCTGACGCCATGCGACATTGAGCAGGCGCTTTCCTGCTCCTGCGGAGTAAGAGCGTCCCAAGCCGTCCGCGCAGACCCCTGGGACGCCTCCGTGGTGGATGGGCGCGCCGCTGTTTCTGGGTTCTCTCCGTGGTCACCGTTCTTCCCGCACGCGGCCAGGGCGAGGCCAACGATGAGTAGCGCTCCCGAGATGCCGAGTTTGTTCATCGGGTCCCTTTCGTGTCCTACTCCGAGAATGAGCGAACGCTAACCCTATTGGACCCGACGAGTCACCGAGAGTGACTTGGGGCAAGGGGGCACAGGCCGCAAGAGCTACCCGCGGTCTGGATCCCATTCGTAGGAGCCACCTCCGCGCCACTCGATGAGGTCGCCATCGTCGAGTCGTATAGCGGCTCTTTCGAGGCCGACGGCTTCCAACATGTCGAGGACATCCATGACGTTGCGGGCGACGCCGAGGAGCTGGCCGCGGGCCTCGACACGGCGCCCGCCCTCCTCATCGGGTGGGTACACGACCACGGGCGGATCCGGCGCCATGCTCCTACCGTGCGGCCGATCACCCGAGACTGCACCTCGGGCTATCCGGCCGCGGGACGGTTCCCCGCCCCGAAGGCCGGGGCATCGTCCGAGGACAGGTCGGGTCGCAGTCGGATCGCGCGGACGGGATGCCGCCACCGTCCGGCGGCGTCCAGTGACACGTCCGCGGCGACCTCCAGGACCTGCCGCGGCGACACCAGCGTCACATCGAGGAGCTCGTCAGTGCCCCATCCGGCGCTGAAGCGTCGCCCGGCCCAGGGGTGTCCGGCGGGTGCCGGCGCGAGGAGCGCGCCGATCTCCCGCGCGAGCACGGGGGCGAGGGGTGTGGTGCGGCCGGTGTAGCGCAGCCGTTCACCGTCGTAGCGGCCGAGCAGCAGGCTGCCGGGCCGCGCCCAAGTGCCGGTGACCGCGCCGACGACGGCCTCGGTGGTATGCCTGATGCGCACCTTGCTCCAGCCCCGGCGGCCGGGCTCGTACCGCTGCCCGGCGCGCTTGGCGACGATGCCCTCCACGCCGGCCGGGGCCAGGCGCCGCATCCACTCCGCCGCGTCGGACCGGTCCCGCGTCATCGGGCACAGCGTCCACGGCGGGGCCAGCCCGGCACACAGGGCCTCTAGCCGCCGGCGCCGCTCACGGTAGGGGAGCGCGAGGAGGTCCTCGCCGCCCTCGTGCAGCAGGTCGAAAGCGACGTAGTGCGCCGGGGTGGCGGCGATCTCGCGGGCGACGGCGGCCGGGCCACGGCCGAGCCGCCGCTGGAGCCGCCCGAAATCCAGGCGGCCGTCGTGCCAGATGACGATCTCGCCATCCAGCAGCACGCCAGCGGGCAGGTCGCGGACGGCGGCCTCGGCCAAGTCGGCGAACGCGGGGGCGAGGTCGGTGCCCCGGCGGGAGCGCAACACCGCCGCTCCCTCATCGACGCCGAGCAGGCAGCGGTATCCGTCCCACTTGATCTCGTAGGCGACATCGCCCCGGGGCAGGCCCTCGACCGGGGCGGCCAGCATCGGCTCGGGGACACGCACACCGGCACCTGTACCCGGTGCTTCACGGCGTCCGTGCCGCCGGACGGGCGGGGCCATCGCCCTAGCTGTCCTGCGGCACTTCCCTGGCTGCCTGCTTCAAGTCCTGCCGGGGGATGTAGTGGCCGTGCTCGCCAACGAGCCCCGACTCCGCGAGCGCCCGGTCCTTCGCCAACACGGCCTGGCGGACGGCCTCCCGCAGCGGCTCGGCGTCGTCTCCCGAATACGTCTCCAGCTTGGCGTTCGCCTCGAAGACGGCCCGCTGTAGAACGATGAGGTGCGCGTGTTTCTCGGGGTCGATCACAGATGCCATAGCTCGGATAGTACGACGCCCCTCGGACAAAGCCCCGTCAGGAGGCCGCCTGCGCTACCTCCCGGGCTACCGCCGCTCGCCACGCCGCACGCAGCCGGTCCAGCTCCGCCAGAGCCTCCGGCGTCCACACGACCCGGCCAGCCACGAACCGGCGGATCGCCGCGTTCGCCGCAGCCGACGACCCACACCCCACACACCGTTCCCCCGATGTCATGGCCAGAGTCTAGGGATCCGCGCTGACACCGGGCCCCAGCGGTATACCGCGGTCAGACCTGCTTGCCGCAGGTTGCTGGCACGAGAGTTGGGGAGTGGCTGGGGGGAATTGGAGTGTGGGGAGCTGATGGGGAGACTCGGTTGCCTCGACATCGACCCAACACAAGAACACTGATGAACTGCCAGTACATGGACATCACCTTCCGCTGCCGGGCGACGGCCCTCGCCGCGGCCGAGGCCCGGGTCAACGACGACGAGTCCCTCGACGTCGGCTGGTTCGGCCTCGACGAACTGCCGGACCTGAAGCGGTTCGCCCGCTTCCGGATCGAGCAGGCCGCCGAGACGGAGGGCCCCGCCTGGTTCGGCACAGCGGAAACGGCCCCGGCCTGACGGCCCCGGCTTGACGGCCCGCCCGACCCGGCCCGAGCGCTTCGGACGGAGCGGCTCCTGTCTGACGTCCCCGCAGGACGGCCCCGGCCCGACGGCTTCGGCCCGACGGAGCCGGCCCGACGGACCCAGAGGGCCCGGGCCCGGGAGGGACCGGCCGCGTCCCGACCGCCACGGCTCGACGGCGGTCCCCCCTCCGGGCCGCACCGCTCGTCCACGCCGGGCCGTGCCGGGCCGCGCGGCAACACCGTTGCGGCCCGGGCGGCCGGTCACAGTCCGTGGCGGCTGTCACCGGTGACCGCGGCGGAGACGCGTGCCTCGGCCCGCGGTGAGAACGGATGGGCGGCGACGGCCCGGCGGGTCTCCTCGTCGATCAGGTCGGCGTTGATCTGCACCGCTGCGCCGGTGCCGGCCGCGGCCGCCGCGCCCACCTGCGCGATCGGGTCGGTGACATTGCCCGCGACCCACACGCCGGGCACCTCGGTACGCCCGCCCGGCCCGGACGGGACGTACTCGCCGACGCCCGCCGGATGTTCCTGCGTCTTCAGCCCCAGCTCCGCCAGGAAACCGGCGCGCGCCGCCATCCGGGACGCGACCGCCAGTGCCTCCCGGCCGACCACCCGGCCGTCCCGGAGGCGCACTCCCGCCAGTCGGTCGTCCACGGTCTCCAGCGCGGCCACCTCACCGGTCACCACGCGGATCCCGCGCGCGGCCAGCTGGTCGGCCTCCTCGCCCTCCGGGGCCGGGCCCGTGTGCGAGAAGAGCACGACGTCCCTGCTCAACTGCCGGAACAGCTGGGCCTGGTGCAGAGCCATCGGCCCGGTCGCCAGCACACCGATGGCCTGGTCCCGTACCTCCCAGCCGTGGCAGTACGGGCAGTGCAGGACGTCCCGGCCCCAGCGCTCGCGCAGCCCGGGAACGTCCGGCAGCTCGTCGGTCAGTCCGCTCGCGACCAGCAGCCGGCGCGCCCGGACGCTCCGGCCGTCGGCGAGGGCGACGGTGAACCCGGGCCCCGAGCCGGCCCCGGCCCCCGGCTCCGGCTCGCTCCGTGTCACGGCGCCGACCTCGCCGGACACCACATGGCCGCCGTAGCGGCGGACCTCCGCCCGGCCGCGCTCCAGAAGTTCGGCGGGGCTGGTCCCGTCCAGCGCGAACAGCGCGTGCACGGCTGCCGCCGGGGCGTTGCGCGGGGCCCCGGCGTCGATCACCGCCACCGTCCGCCGTGCCCGGGCGAGTGTCAGTGCGCCGCTCAGCCCGGCGGCGCCCCCGCCGATCACCACGGCGTCGTATGCCCTGCTCAACTCGTCGGTCAT